TTGGCTTTGGACGTTACTGTCTTTGGCTTAACATAGTCTCTAGTAATTGGAAGTCAATTAATACTAACAGAGATTTTCGGGGCAATTTTATGGGTTGCTTCTCCGTATTTACTTTCGCGCTTACTAAATAAAGGAGATATATAATGATATGTAAATATTGGGATTGGTTTAGTCAACGCTGTACTAGTGAAAGGTGTAAGGTTCATGATAGCTGTTCGTAGTCAAGAGGTTATTGATAACCGTGAGTTGCATCTGCAAGAGCCAGGGCTTTATGCCTTGGCTCGAACAGATTATGTATGGTGTGACTGTACATGTATGTGTCAGCGTGCCATTGAAGTCTTTGCTAAAGATGTTAAGTTCACTACTTGGACATGTGCTGGCTGTCTACATGTACACTAAGCTGTGGCTAACCTGCCCCTGTGCCTTACGGCAGGGGCAGTCGCCACTAAATAGAAAGGACGGCAGTGTATCTTGATGATGAAGTTGCAGACAAGCCTTACCAAGTACGAACATATCATGACCATTTCCAAAACAAGTTCGTCCGTTACTTTGACGACTACGATTCAGCGTACCATTACTTTGAATCCCGTATTGGAAATGAGAGTGCCGGAAAATTTACCGCTGCGGCTGTCATCATTCGAACAGCCGACAGCTACCTACTAGCTAAAGAAACATGGAGGATATAACATGCCATACAAAGATGATACAGCTAATCCATTTGATGACCCAGACTATATAGTTCTGGACGAAATACATGCAGCACTGCATCACGGTGGACTAACTAAAGTACAAATGATAGATAGAATCCAGAACGCACTCAGCGCCTGGGCCATGACGGAAGGAGATAGAGCTAATGTTTTATAATGGATTCAATCTACTACTAGATGTAGCCATTGCTTCAGTATTCTACTGGACAGGCTACAAGTTTGGGAGGTATGATGGATATACTGACGGCGCCAAAGCTGAAGCGGATATCCGTGACACATTCGAGAACTACTATATCCGTAGCACAAAGGAGAGTAACGATGCCTAAGTATAGTGTACATGTACGCGTTGACTTCAACTATGAAGTCGAAGCAAACAATGAAGCAGTAGCAAAAGAGCAAGGCTGGCAGTGGGAAGACTACAAGATGTTCAGCACTATCTATTCAATAGACGCTGAAGAAATTGGGGAGGACGAAGAAGTATGAAACGCAGATGGATAGTATGGCTGAATGTAATTTACTTAACAGTGTTCTCGTTGTTGGGGATACCTAAAGCAGTAGCATCACCTGTTATCCACTGCGAATCTATACCTCTTAAAGACTGGACGCCTAGCCTGACCCGTGCTTATAGTAAGTTAACTATGAGCAAGTATGGTTGGAACCGTAGCGAGTGGCGAGCACTATATAAACTATGGAATCGTGAGTCGCATTGGAATACGCGTGCATATAATCACAGCAAAGAACGATGGTCTGGACTGCATGCTGGTGGTGTAGCTCAGATGTTAGGCGTAAGCCCTAGTACTCCAGCCCCTGTCCAAGTTGACAGGGGGCTGGCGTACATACATAATAGGTACGGCAGACCATCAGTTGCATGGGCACACGAACGTGCACATGGATGGTACTAAGAGAGAGAGGAAAGAGATGACCGTAATCACAGCAGTAACCCGTGATGATTCACGGTTTGATGCAGTAAGAAATGAACAGTGGTTCGTTGATTTACCTAATGATATATTTGATGAGCTAAGTCGTATTAGCTTTGAGCTAGTAGGCTATAGCTATTGCCATGGTTGCAATGACTTTGGTATACTATACAAGTCATTGTATAATGGCAATGATTACATATCAAGTGAATGCAAAACACACGTCAGAGCAAACATGCTTAGCCATATAGTAGGTTACAACTGGAAAGTTACCTATGGTATTGACGATGTGCATGTGGATACACTGATACCACCATTAGATATACCAACAGACCATCTTGTTATACCTGAGCGTGAAGAGTGTGAAGTGTGCAACGGAGGCATGTTCACATTGGCAATGTCAGCATTCACTGAGCGAACCTGGTACACTACAGCTCTAGTACCTAGAGAAGCTAAGGGTTCTAGTGGTGACATACTCATAGCACATAAGCAATGTACTTTTATTTGTACTCATTGCTCTGTAACCTATGCTAATAAAGGTGAAGAAAAAACTGGCCACTATGATGTGAACAATAAGACAGTATGTCAGTCATGTTGGGATGAACTGTCTGAAGAAAACACTTACGTTGATTGTGATTCATGTAGCACATACATCAGCGAAGATGATGACACCTTGTACTACTCAGACTATCGTGACCAGAATCTATGCGAGTCATGTAGTGATAGCCCCATTGAATGCGGTGATTGTGGAGAAGATTGGTATGAAACCGAAGGTCATACATGTGAAGATGATGAGGACAATAGTGCGTACATCCATAGCTATGGGTATAAGCCACGTCCTAACTTCTTTGGCAGTGCACCCTACTACCTAGGCTTAGAGCTTGAGGTAGAATCTAAACGTGCTAGTGTGTATGATGGTGCTGAGTATGTATACGAAAAGGTAGGTGACCGAGCATACCTTAAGTACGATGGTTCATTAAGTGATGGCTTTGAGATTGTTACTCATCCTCATTCATTAGAAGAGATGCAAAGTAAATTCCCTTGGAAGATATTGCCTTGGTTACAGGATGAAGGGTTCCGTTCATGGAACACTAGCAGTTGTGGTATCCATGTGCATGTGTCACGTGCTGCATTCAAAGATGACGCTCATCAGATTAAGTTTACTAAACTTATCTATGATAACCAACGTCAAGTTGAACGCTTGGCTGGACGCAAGTCTAGCTATGCTAAGTTCAATGACAAGGGCAAGGTAGTACGCAAGGTAAAGTTCGGCAATCAAAGTGATGGCCGTTACTCAGCAGTAAACAATGAGAACGATAACACATTAGAAGTTCGTGTGTTCCGTGGCTCACTACGTAAAGAGCGTGTGCTATCAGCACTTGAGTTCACTCATGCTGCTGTTGAGTACACTAAGACTCTGAAGATGGTGGCTAAAGATAAGCCATTATCATGGGCACGATTCATTGCATTCATTGTATTGAATCATCAGACCTATCCCAATCTTCTCACTATAGTTGGTGAGTTGTTTGATAAAGAGAATGAAGTAATAGACCAAGAGGAGGTAAACAACTAATGTGTATGTTATGTTTCATTGCACCAGGCTTGACACCAGAGCGTGAGAAGTTAGAGAACTCGGCTCTTAATAATCCACATGGGTTTGGCTGGGCTATCGCTATACCCAGTGAAAACCGCATACTTCAGGAGCGTACCATGAGTGCCGATGATTCTATCAATCGGTTCCTTGAAATGCGCAGCTACTATCCAGAAGGTTATGCTCTATGGCACGCACGCTATGCTACCCATGGTAGCAAGACAGTAGAGAACTGTCATCCATTTGCAGTAGGCAATGATGAGCGTACATATCTAGCACACAATGGTATCTTAGATATTACTATCTCTAAGAATGATGACCGGTCAGACACTAAGGTATTTGCTGAGGACTTACTGCCTGCTATTGGTGGTGTGTCATCTCTTGATAACAACCTAGTGTTTGATATGCTGGAAGATAACATCCGTGGTTCCAAGGTAGCTATCATTACTGTTGACCCAGCTGCTAATCATAGTGCTTACCTACTTAATGCTGAGCTAGGCAATGAAGATGAGACTGGTGTGTGGTGGTCTAATGATTCATGCTATCTAGACTATGGGTTTGGTAAGCCAGGCAAGGCAAGCAAAACTAACAAGTGGGTAACAGATAAAGACTATGACTTCTGGACACCAGGCAAAGAGTCAAAGGTATTACTCGATGACATGTGGTATGAGTGCCAAAGTTGTGGTGTGCAGATGGATGAAGAGATGCTTGAGACTTATGATGATACTTGCTATGCTTGTGGCATGTGCTTCAGTTGTGACTCTACATACATAGACTGCATGTGCTATCGTAACCATGCTAAGCAAGGAAATATATTTAGCAATGAGTGGGGAAAGGTAGACTACTAATGGTACGGTGTGCTAATTGTACCTATGAAATAGATGAAGTAAACAAAGACACAAGCATGTGTGACACATGTCAGCGTGCTTTTAATTTAGGATTGGAGTGTGGCGCACAATGGGTTACTGGTTAGGCTCAGGTGTTGACTCTTATGAGATAGAGACTACACTATACTGTCCAACATGTGAGACAGACACAGAAGATATCACATGTATTGTTGAAGGTAGTCAAGGTGTAGGTGTTTGTCCTACATGCAATGAAGAGATTACCTTTGATGTAGATTAACTTTAATCGTACCCGTGTGTCGGTTGCCTCCCGACATACATGTGGTACACTAAATGCGCTAGGTGGGTAGGGTTTACCTCTCTTTTCCCTACCCCTTAGCCTTAACAAGGGAGCATCATGGTTCGCATTGGCGACGAAGAATTACCTAAGCACATATCATACTCAAGCTTAACCAGTTACTTGCATTGCGGTTGGTCTTACTATTTATCTAAGGTAGTCAAGGTACCAGAGCAATCAGCATGGTGGTTCTTTGGTGGTAGTGCTGTACATAAAGCAGCCGAAGACTACGATAGGATGAATGCCTAATGGAACTACTAGACATATGGAAAAAAGCATGGCTTGATACACAGAGCGAACGCCCCGAGTATAACTTTGCTGACACTAGTACGTGGCGCATGGCAAGCATGCGACGCAATCCAGAAGATGGAGACTGGTGGTTTACACACGGCTATACATTCCTTGCTAACTGGGCAGAGTGGCGTAACACCCACCCAGAGTGGGAGATAGCAACGCTAGGCGGACAGTTAGCTATTGAAATTGAAGCATCACCTATCATCAATGGAGTAGAAGTCAAGATGTTTATTGACCGTGTCTTCTATAACAAAGAGACAGGACAGTATGCAATCATAGACTTAAAGACGGGCAAGACTACACCCGGTTCGCCATTGCAACTAGCATTTTACAAGTATGGAATTAAGAGTATCTTTAATGTTGATGTTAACTTAGGATACTATTGGATGGCCAGAAAAGGTGAGCTTAGTGAGCCGTTCAATCTGGCTGGTCTTGGTGACAGCCAGATTGAAACGCTGGTTGATATGTTTGACAGAGCTAGGAAAGATAAACTATTCTTACCTAACTTTGATAGTTGTAACATGTGCGGATTTACCGCATCATGTGTATGGTACCAAGCAAAGGAGCAATAGATAGATGAGTAGTACAGAAGCACCTATCAGTATTACAGTCAAGACACCAGCTGGTAGTCTTGTTACAGTCAGAGCAGAGTCAGGTCCTGAGTTAGACTCAGTAGTTGCCCTTGCTATTGAACCACTTAAGTCTGCAGTAGCAGAGCTTGAGTTAGCGGTGCGAGGTAGTGCGCCAGCACCATCAGCACAAGCCGTCTTAGCTAGTGCATTTCCAAGTGCACAATTTCAGGAGGCTCCACCTTTTAGTCCAGCCCCTATTGGTGGGGGCCGCTCTTGTCCACATGGAAAGATGACAGGACTACAAGGCCCATCAAAGAATGGCGGAGTATACAAAGGATACTTCTGCCCATCAGCACAGGGTGACCCATCTAAATGTAAGACTATTTACATTGAGAAGCATCAGCCCGAATGGAATACATTCGTACCAGATAGAATCAAGTAATGAAAACCCTGCGCCGTAGCATACGCAAGTCAGACATTGGAGGGGAGCCACTACCAGCTTCCTTCCAAGCCTTTGAACGCGCAGGTATTATCCTGCGCAGAGCAGAGGTGACTGTCATTGCTGGTACTCCGGGTGCAGGTAAGTCATCTATTGCATTACATATAGCAGCAAGACTTAAACAACCTACACTTTACTTTGCTGCTGATACTAATGCACATACGATGGCGATGAGACTTCTATCTTTGACAGGTAAGATGACGCAGCAACAGGCAGAGAACATGATGAAAGCTAATCCTGATACTGCTGAATCTATCCTGTCAGAGAACAATCATTTGTATTGGTCATTTGAATCTAGCCCAACACTTAAAGATTTAGATGAAGAAGTTGCAGCCTTTGAAACTATATGGGGTAGAAGTCCTACCCTTATAGTAGTAGATAACCTAATGGATGTAGCAATGGATGGGCATGAAGAGTTTGCTGGTATGCGACAGGCTATGAAAGAACTTAAGTTTCTAGCTAGAGATACCAATGCTTGTGTCCTTGTACTACACCATACTAAAGAAGGGTACGCTGGCTATCCATGTCAGCCTCGCTCTGCTTTACAAGGTATGGTCAGTCAGATACCAGCAATGGTACTGACAGTAGGACAGAAGGTATTACCTACAGGATTAGATTACTATCTGTGTGTAGCACCAGTAAAGAATAGATACGGCAGGGCAGACCAGACAGGTGAGACATATGTTGAACTATCCTTTGACCCTGAGCGTATGTATCTAGAAGATGTAGTGAAAGATTATAGACAGGAGTATGTCAGTGAGCAATTCAGCTAAGGCTAAAGGTTCAGGCGCTGAACGAGATGTCGTTAAGTGGTTGAAGCAATGGTTTCCTTACGTTGATAGACGCTTAGCTGGTGCAACCTTGGACAAGGGTGACATCAGTGGCATACCCGGTGTAACTATAGAGATTAAAAACCATGCTAAGATGGACT